TGAAATAATGAAATCCGATATACCTTATATTAGGGTGGGAACTGATTACTTTAAAGTTATAGCCAAAAAAGACAGATACAAATCAGAAAACACACTTCTTAAACCTTGGAAAAAAGATGAAATAAAGCAAGACCATGGCAAACAATTACTCGGAATGATTTACAAGTTTGATGACTTCACTATTTATCCCGACAATGTCGAATATACTCCAGTGCTTAACAACTGTTATAACCTTTACGCTAAATTTGCGCATAAATTCGTTATTGATGAGGTCAACACAAATGATATACCTGTTACCTTGGGATTGATTAATCATATTTTTGGTGACCAATGGGAGCTGGGTTTAAAGTATATGAAAATACTTTACGAAAATCCGCGCCAAATATTGCCAGTATTAGCTTTAGTTTCAACGGAGCGCGAAACGGGTAAAACAACGTTCTTAAATTGGATTCAAATGTTATTCGGTGAAAACACTACACTTATTAATCCAAGTGACCTTACAAGCAACTTCAATGATGCGTACGCAACTAAAAACATCATTATGATTGATGAAACAACCATCGATAAACAACACGCAATCGAAAAGTTAAAGTCAATAGCAACTGCCAAAACAATGTCGGTTTCTCAAAAGTTTGTTAGCCATTATTCAGTACCATTTTTTGGCAAAGTTATTTTTTGCACTAACAAAGAAAGTGATTTTATGAAAATTGATGAGGAGGAAATTCGCTTTTGGGTGCGCAAAATTAAACTTATCAAAGGTGCAAAGAACACTAACATCGAAACCGATTTGTTTAATGAGATACCAAAGTTTTTAAAATACCTTATACAACTTCCTGCAATAGATTTCAGCAAATCGCGTATGGTGTTTACCAAGGATGAAATCTTAACCGAATCATTGCAAGTTGTAATGGAGGAAAGTAAAGCATGGATGCGTAAAGAAATTAAAGAGTTATTTCAGGATTATTTTGATAATAATTCTGGTATTGAATTTATTGAAGTTACTGCAAAAGATATTAAAGATCGTTGGTTTAATACAAATAATAATGCTCAAATAAATTACATTAGAAAAGTGTTAAAGGAGGAAATGAAACTTATACCATCGGAATTGAAACGATATAAGGTTTGGCCCGATTTAGGATTTAATGAAAGAGTTGGGCAAGTATTTAAGTTTTATAATCATAACATGCCTAAAAAACAAGCAGTTAAGAAACAAAAAGATTCAGTTGATAATCCTAACGATGAAATGCCTAAATTTGCATTGTAAAAAATACATTTTTACAAAACTATATTAATATGCTGATAATCAACATTGTAAAAAAATTAAATAAAATTGCACAAGCTACCTCAGTTTATATCATAAATGAAAACACCAGAGTTTATTGCAGTTATTACTTATATACTATATATATTTATAATAATAATAATATATATAGCTACTGTAAGTAAGCATACAGCGTTGTAAAAAATCTGTAAAAAAGTTGTTAAACCCTTTGTAAAAAACTAATTTGTAAAATATGAAAATTTACACAATCCCAGAATTTGAACACTATTATCACAACCAATACAAACGCAATAACATGGCTGAAGCGTTTTGGAACACGTTAACAACCGAACGTTTTAACCTTACAAAAAAGAAAGTGGTTAAGAAACGCAAAACGGAGCTCACAACAAACCACTTGGATTTACCAGTAAACAATGTTATACAACCGAAAGAAACCAAAGATGCTTTTAACACAAATAAGTTTACCGACCTGATCATTGCCTACTTAAAAGCAGTACATAGTTGCAATAGTGCGAGGCGCATCAGCAGCGAGGGTAGATATCGAAAGGGAATCGGATATATTGCAGGGTTGAATAAAGGTATGGAAGACATACAATGTATATTGAAAGGGAAACTATTTGCGATTGAAGTCAAAAGTCCAAGTGACCGAATAGGCGAAGCGCAACTAAAACGTAAGGCGGCAGTTGAAAGTGATGGTGGTCACTACATTATTGCTACATCATTTGAGCAGATGCAAACTGAATTGATTAACTTATTAAAATAATACTTATCTTTGTGGTATGAAAAGTAAACAAACCGAAAATATAAAGGTAACATCACTAATTGCTGATGACAAGAACTTTAATAAAGGTAGCGAGAATGGCGCAGAAATGATACGCAAATCGTTCCAAAAGTTTGGGGCAGGTAGAAGTATCCTTTTAGATAAAAACAATCGTATAATCGCAGGAAACAAGTCTGTTGAGTTTTCGGGCATTGATGATGTTCTTATTGTTGAATCTGATGGAACACAACTTATAGCGGTAAAACGTACCGACATTGACTTGGATTCTCCACAAGGAAGAGAGATGGCACTGGCTGATAATGCATCTGCAAAAGCTAACATCGTGTTTGATGCTGAATTGATTGAAGCAGAACTTGGCGAGGCGGTTTGCGTTGAATGGGGTATTGATGTTGCTACGAAATTAGAAGCGGTAGAGGATGACTTTGAAGCACCCGAAGGGGGTATTGAAACCGATATTGTTTTAGGGGATTTATTTGAGATAGGCGAACACAGGTTGCTTTGTGGAGATAGTACGGATAGCGAGCAAGTAGCAAAGTTAATGAACGGACAAAAGGCTGATATATCATTTACAAGTCCACCATATAATGCAGCAAAAAATAGTCATTTAAATGGTAGAGTAAAAGGATTTGACAATAAATATCAGGATAATAGTGATGAAATGGATAATGATAAGTATTTAGAATTTCTTTATGATTTTACAAATAATACATTAATAAATGCTGATTATTCATTTGTAAATATACAGATGTTAGCACAAAATAAAATGGTACTAATAGATTATCAATACAGATTAAAAGAACAATTAAAAGATGTGCTTATTTGGAATAAATCACAATGTCCACCTAATATAGTTAAAGGTGCTTTTAATACTAAATGGGAATATGTTTTTTGTTTTAGTTATAATAATAAAACAAGAGGTTTTCCTTGTTCGTGGCAAGGTAAATATCCAAATGTAATAGAAACAGTAAATGCAAGCCAAAATGAATTTGCATCAGTACATAAAGCTACTTTCCCAATGGCATTTCCAGAATGGGTTATATCAAAAATGGATTTTGCTAAATCTGTATTAGATATGTTTATGGGTTCTGGAACAACAATGGTGGCATCACACCAACTTAAACGCAAATGCTACGGAATGGAATTAGACCCAAAATACTGCCAAGTAATAATTGACCGTATGCGCAAGTTAGACCCAACATTAATAATTAAACGCAATGGCAACACCATCATTTAAACACACTAAATTCATTGAGTTAGTTGCCAATGGCATATCGCAGGATAAAGCCTATATTGAGGCTATTGCACAAAAGAAAGTAAATGGCAATACTGCACGAAGCAAAGGTTCAATACTTGCTAAAAGGTACGCAAAGGAAATACAAGAACATAAAGAATTAGTTAAGCAAGCAATTAACAATGCAACATCAACTGCAATTACTGAATTAGCCGAAAAGAATATACTATCAACTGCCGAACGAATGGAGATGTTGAGCAAGATTGCCAAAGGTGAAGTTAAAATAAAGAAACCATTTGTTATTGCTGGCAAGATTATGGAATACCCATCGGAGCCAGACCACAACGATAGAACCAAAGCCATTGCCGAACTAAACAAAATGGATGGAAGTTATGCTCCTGCTAAAACCGAAACCACCATCACCGACACGCGACCACCAACAACGGTCACGATGCCTGATGGCACAAAGATTGAAATTTAATGAACGTTGACTTACAAGCTAACCCAAAGCAATACGATTTCTATATTCAAGCAATGGCCGCAGCGCAGGGAGCAACTGAAAAGCGGAATCTATTGTATGGCGGTGCTATTCGAGGCGGTAAATCTTTTATTTGCGCAACCGTTTGTTTGCGGTTGGCGGCAATGTACCCGAAATCAAAGTGGCACGTTATACGTTCCGACTTCCCGAAATTAGTAAAGACCATCATACCGACATTTGAAAAGATTATCGATGGCATGCAGCACTACCGATGGTCACGCGATAAGTCAAACTACTTTGTTGAGAACACTAAAACCAAATCAAAGATATTTTTTATGGCTGAAAACATAAGCCATGACCCAGAGTTGAATGCGTTCTTAGGACTTGAAACGAATGGAGTTTACTTTGAGCAGATTGAGGAACTGAGCAAGAAGTTATGGAACATCGGCAGCTCGCGTGTTGGCTCTTGGTACATTGATAAGATGCCAACACCTTTGATATTAGCAACGTTCAA